ATGTTGGTCTATTATCCTGGTATCATTCCACCAGGGGAATTTTATTTGTGTCATTGTTTATTGGTTAGGCCATAAGTTGCTGATGTCAAAACTTTTGTTTGCATTTCTATTGTACCAGTTTTTGATGTTATCGCGTTGTTCGCGTAGTAGGTTCATGATCCAGGGTGCTTTATCAGTTCCTGCTTTTTTCCTAGATGCATCTATTGCAGCAGATTGTGCGGTGCTTGATTGCTTGGTTATTTCAGCCATAGCATTTTGTTGATACCATCCGGTCCATAGCTTCCATTGTCGTATGGCTAGTTCTATTTCCTGGATACGTGTTTTGTCTCCGGCTTGTTTTGCCAGTTCAAGTTGGATTTGCAGGCGTGGATTAACCTCGTTTGTAAGCATTATATTTTCAGTTATTTGTCCTTCTGTTTGGGCCTTGATATTGTCAATTTGTGCGGATTTCATCTGAACATCCTGGAATTGGCCCAGGGTTGCACCTAACTGATTAGGCTTATAGTTGTATTCTTGCCTTGGCGCTTGATATTTTGCTGTTTGTGAGGTACTAGGAAGAGAAGTATTACCTGCAGAGGTTGTTCCCGTTCCGTAGATTAGGTTCGGGTTAAGTCCTGCTTCTTTGTACCTCTCCATCTGTTGAGTAGGTGAGTTATAGACGTTTTGGTCTTCCCACTGTTGGCGGTTGTATGCATTTGATTTATTCCACATCTCTAGATCTTTGGAATATGCGTACTCTGCCATGTTTTTGTTTGCTAGTATTGTTTTGTCGGTATTTTCAGCTGCTGCTTTTCGATTATATTGTCCTTGTATGAATTGTCCGACTGCATTTATTGCTGCTCCTATTGGCATGATTTTTATGTTTTTGTTATGTCAAATATAGGTTTTTTTTTACTGCTCAGAAATCTGAGTCAGTTAGCACTATATTATCAAGTATATTATATAGCGCTGTGATTTGGGGTCTAAACCCCTGATGTCCCCATTCGCATTTGGGGACGTTGTAAGGGATTATTTTATGTAAGTGGTGTGTTACCATTACTTTCTGTTTTTAGCTTCTCTCGTACCAGCTAAGCTCGGTCTACGACCTCGCGAAGATCGAATACTATTTCGTCTTTTTAGGATTTTCACTTTCCGGGGCATCCGCTACGCTACTTTCCTGGGCGTTTAAATCCTTTTGCGTCTCTTTTGTATTCTCTTTAACTGCGTTGCTCGAGGAGTCGCTCTGCTTGTCCTCTGATTTACCGTCTTTCGACGGTATGGTTTTTCTCATTTCTTCGAACTCCTGGTTTACTTTGTCGTCCAGGTGAGTGAGATCTCTATCGGGATCTCTGAGTGTTGTGTCTGTGTCGAAATTAGCATTATCGTCGTAATGCATTTCTGATTGCGGAAGTGGAATACCGCTTGTGAACCGTTCCAGGATTTCCTTGATTGTTAATGATTGTCCTGGTTCGGTTATTGATTCTCCTTTTACGGTTTCATGATCTGAGGGGTGATGAAGATAGTTGTAAGTTGATCGAAACCGAGGGAGATTTATTTGTTTTTTGCTCATGATTGTTACGTTTATTGTTGTTTGACATGATGTTAAGATAAGAAGTGTGAGTGTGAGGGTGAATAACCCCCCCCGTTTTTTTTGGGGGGGGGGGTTTTTCTCTAGGGGGGGCAGGTGTAGGGTTAATCATTAAAAAATGATTAAAGAGTCGGAACATTATGATATGGCATAGGCCGTACGGCTGTTATAGCATTATAGATCTGGCAATAGAGTTTATCCTCGTCCGGATCTGTTACTGCAAAGACTCGTTGAGTTGGATCAGATTTGACAAAATCCTCATTTAAATTTGGCGGTGCATCGAAGATCCTTCCCATGTGCCAGTAATTAAGATTGTCGCGGAAATCTCCATGACAGGAAGATTCTTTGTACTTGTATTCCGCGTATCGGGATTGATAACCGAATGTACTTTCATTTTGGTCCGCTGTTAAATCGAGATAGAGTTCTTTGTTAAGAACTTCTTGTTCTCCGATTTGTGCGAATTGTGGAAAGTAGTAATCGAATTTATCAAACCTTGACCATTGTTTGTTTAAACCCTGTTGGTAAGTGGTCCTGGGTAATACGGACATGATACCGATTATATGGCCATGCTCCTTGAATGATTTTGAGAATGAATTGGTCCTTCCTACGGAAATACCATGACCGGCCATTGTTCCCTGTATGGATGCATCGACGGCTGTGTCCTGGGTGTTGGTTGCTGATGTTTGTAGGGTCTCGGATATTACAACTGGGTTGCGACCTCCCCCAAGATACTCGGGGCGTTGTAATCTCGCGTCGCCACCGTTTACTCCGAAAAAAGTTGCGAGTTGTTCCCTATAGCGGGAGCCACCGCGTGCAGCGAGTTCTAGCCATTCCTGTAAACGAGCTGACTTACGGAGATCGTTTATGTTTACTGTTACTCCGTCTTCCTCTAGATTTTCTATAGCGATCTTTGTTGTATTTACGGAAGTTTCTCCGTCTCCGTCGATGTGTACTGTGCCTTCGGTATCCGGATTTGCTGTTGCAGCATTTTTATAGTTGAATTCTACTGGTATACCTACTTCGCCACCTCGTTGCGCCCAGGGGAGACAAGAGGTATAGTAATCTTTTTCCCAGGACCTTTGCCTGATTTGAAGTAAGGTTGAATAGTCCGCACCTGGGTGAACTCCATCACCTTTTTGGAATGCGATAGGTTCTGAAAGATTTTGATCTCGATAATATTCGTTGTAGATCTCAGCATATGCGCGGAAAGGAAGTGCGCTGATATTTTGGGTTGCTGTATATGTAAGAGTTTGGTCTAATACAGGTATTCCCATGTAATCGGGGAGTGTCTTTTTTGCCCAAAATCCTTTATTGCCTTCTGCCATGGCAAAGTATGGAGCAACAGGCGCTGAATTTCCTTCCGGACCGCCTGTGATGAAGTCTTCCCAATTGTCCCAAATTATACGATTTGGTACGAAAAAGAAATGCGTGTATACGTTTACACGGTGCATCATTGGAGCGATCATTGGTGAGAGTCGCATTAAGATTTCAGAATTTACTCTGAATTTGTCACCAGGAATTACCTCCTGGTTAAGTATGGGTATTAGTTCACCCATGTTCAATGATAGCTTTTTTTCGTGTGATAGATTGAATGTGTTGCGACCTGGTCGCTTTACTTTGATTGATCCGAATAATGATTGCTTCATAATTGTGATTTTTTAGAATTTTTAAGAATTGTGTTGTGTGTGTGTTGCTTCTGATCCGCGAAGTATTGCGCGGGATTTTCATAGTGATCGTAATCACCTAGCTTTTTGGTGATTGATTCATTTTGCAGGGCCATAGCCTGTTTATAAAATTCATATTTTTCGTTAATACTGAATATTTTGTCTTTGTAGATCCTTGGCATCCTACCCTTTTTTCCTCCGTTTACATAAACGTAGTTATTTTGGGATTTTTGATGATAGGTTTTAGCTTGTTCTACATAGTCCAAGCCTAAACCAGGGTTTCTTGACATTAAGGCAAATGACGGATTTACACCCAAGGGTAGAAGATTCATGTTATACCGGTTTATAATGTCCTTGGTGATATAGATTATTCTTCCGTCTGATATTGGTCTTATTTGCACATTTCCTTCTGTCCAGATGTCCAGGATTGCTGAAAGGGTATTGTTATGACAGTTGAAAAGGATTGCATGATAGTGTGGTCTGTGTGTGTGTGTTCCATACTCACCTATTGCATAGTATCTGATTGTTTTCTCAGAACGGGTTTTTCTCGTCTGATAATTGCGTAAACGCTTTATGAATAGTTGCAGATCGCTTTTTGTAATAGTTTTGTAACCTTTTATTGTGATAGGAACGTCTCCGCGTCTGTAAGTTAGCGTTAAAAAGTGCGCGGAAGATGCCGATTTTAGTTCTTGCTTTAGTCGAAATATCCATTCTCCTCGTTTTGTGTTTAGACATTGTCCACATTTGCCACAGGGTACGGAGAGTTTTTGGTACTCTCCACCCTGGGCCTGGTTAGGTTTAGTTATTAGAATTGGTGATTTACAGATCATAGCCTGATACCGCCACGTGATATGGAGTAGGATCTTGATCTGCGTCCACGTTTGCGGCTACGCCTTGCGTAACTGCGTGTTGTGCTTCTTCTTCGTGTACTTCTTCTTCTTCTCATAATTGTTTGGGTTAAGTGAATAATGTTGGTCTATTATCCTGGTGTCATTCCACCAGGGGAATTTTATTTGTGTCATTGTTTATTGGTTAGGCCATAAGTTGCTGATATCAAAACTTTTGTTTGC